CCGATGTAAATGCGGGGGATACGCTTATTGAAACTGGTGCCGTAAGCCAGATTGCCCCAGCGCACGCTCGCGGCGATCTCGTCACCGTCGTCAGTCATGCTGGCGTCAAGCACGCGAATACCGGTCGGGCCAGCCGCGAGCATGCGCCCGCCGAAATTGGCGAAGCTGTTGAAGTTGAAGTTTGTGTACTCAGTGAGCGGGCCTTTGTGCATGTTGACCGCCCAGATGCGATACTCACCGAGTTCAGCTTGGTATCCAGTGGCGACGAGTTGCAGCATCGGCAGAGTCATGCCAGCCAAATACTCGATCGTGCCGTGCTCGCTCGCGAAAAGTGTCAGGCTCGGAAGTATTATGTTGACCACGCCAGCGGTGCCAACGAGGCCAGAACTGGCAAGACGCAGACGCGGAAGCACCAGATTCATCGTGCCGAGAGCGCCCGAGATGCCGGTGGCATTCAGGTTAAACATCGGCAACGTGTTGCTGGCGAGGTATAGTCCCGGCGCTGACGATTGTGCGGCCAGCGTCAGCATCGGCAGCGTCAGGATGGCCGAGCCTACCGCGCCGACTGCGCCCTCGGCCAGCAACGTAAACAGCGGCAGCGTATTGCGCGCTGCGATGTCGTCATTGGATAGAATCGACAGCATAGGAAGCATGATGTCGATGGCGCCTGAGTTTGCTACTCCACCAAACGCGCCGAGTGTAAAGCGCGGAAGATTAGCATCGACGATGCCGAACGATCCGATTGCGTGGCTGGAGCCAATAGCTGTCAACAGAGGAAGGGTGAAAAACGAAGCTCCTTCGCCGAGCACGCCAGCAGTGGCTACCAGCGATAGCATTGGGATGCTCAAATCTGCCGTGCCAATTGCTCCTTCCGGAATTGTGAAGGGCGCTTCTGGCACATCGAATGTGGTGCCGCCCGGATATTCGCACTCATTCGTGTAGCGAACTTCGTCGATATACCCCCAGAATGGTGTGTTGAATCCGGAAGTGCCCGGACCCATGATACCAATCGAGTTTGAGTGTCCAGAACCAGAACGCCCAGTGGCACTCGCAATTTCTGCGTCCAGAACACCGTCGATGTAGAAATAATACTTCTCATCGGTCGGGTCGTACGTCATCGCTAGGTGATACCACTGGAAGGTTAACCAGTCAGTCTTCGTACCGTCAATAGTTTCGTCAACGGCAGAGCCCGTGTACGACACACGATACTGGTTTCCAAAGCCGTCGTTGGCGCCGGAACATCCGGTGGACGCGAAAGGAGTAGCGCCAGATGCAGCGAGAATGTCGCTACCAGTGTCAACAAACGTGTAGAAAAAACATTCGAAAGTCCAAGCAGAGGTTGCGGTGTAGGTATTTGACTGCGTCAGACCAGTGTCACCGCCAGCCACGGAAAGGGAGGCTGAGCCAAATACTTTCTCGTCTACTTCAAGTTTGGTATCGCCGCTAGGTGACCACGTGAAGACGCCGACCTCGTCTGTGAACGTGGTCGATTCGTCTGCGCCATCTAGGTGAAGTAACGACAGTGTAGCCATGATTCAAGCCTACCTATGAGGCGAGAGTAAAAGGCCCGCAGGAGCAACCTGCGCCACTCGTGCGGGCCGTGGTGCGTAGCACTATTACGCCGCAGGTTGGGTAACAGTGAAGGCAGTGATTGTCTGAACCGCCGCAGTCACGATCGCTGTCGAAGTCAGGTTCATGTTCGCGCCGGAAGTGCCGACGTTGCCGTCAAGGCGTAACAGAACTTTGTTCGTCGCGTCGGACGCGCCAGCGTCAGCTACGATGCCCATCAGACGGAACCAGCCGGCTGTCGCGGTTGCGACGGCGGCGCCGGACCATGTTTGGTTTTGATCTTTGACGAGCGAGCCGTCTGTCGAAATGCCGAAGTGCAGTCCGTTGGCGTTATTGACACCGGAGGCCATATCAACATCGGTAGTTGCGATCGTTGTCGAGGCCGAAATAACAACCCATGTGTTCGGAAGGGTGCCTTGGCCGGGGATCGCCTTGATTGTGATCACAGCCGATGTGCCGCCTACGTTGGACGCCTTGAACAGTTTGTTCTTCGGGTACGCATTGATCGTGTTGACAACGTCGGTCGCGGTCAGGATCAAGCTCGTGTTGAAAGGCACCACGCTGCCCATGATTTCGATTCCATTGACTACAACTGAGTCCACGGAACCGGATGCGCCGGAATCGAGAGTTACGGTGCCGGACGACTGAACTTCGGCGGTGAAAGCACCTTCGTCGTCAGTGATGGTGACGAGCAATGTGCCAGTTTCTGCATCGTCAGCGAGCGTGGGCTGCGAGCCGGTAAAAATCTTGATGCGGCCACCTGAGAACGCGCCCTCGAAAGAGCCGCCTTCAAGCAGGAAGTTGCGCAGAGCGGTGGAAAGACGAAGTGCCATGATAAATCTCCTTTAAGATATGTTCTGGGGTTAATCTCGTAGTGCTGCAACGTACTGAACTGTTCCCTTGTGGCGGCGAATCATACCAGCCCCCTTCGCTGCGCTCGGAATTGTGAACCGATCCTGCGTGATGTTTGTAATCTGTCCGCCGTCACGGGCCACGCAAATGCCCTGCGTCGTAGTAAAAACTGCAACTGGTCCATTGCCCTTGCCATCGGAGATCATGTCGGCAGTACAGTAATCTGTTGTGCCAAGGATCGCGCCGTAGCTCAGGGCATCATTAAACTCCCATTTTTCTGGGATGCTGCCCGAAAGCCAGAACAGGGCATCGGATGTACTCAAGTATACACCGTCGTTCATTGGCTCCACAAGGGTAATGTCGCCGGCAAACGGGTAGTTCTTGCGTAGATCGAATAGCTCATAGGCGAGAGGCTCAGAGTAGAACAGCACTGACCCCGAGGCCACCAAGGATCGGCCATTGAAGGCACGTACGATCTGGCCGGCTGGAGGTGGGCCGAAGAACTGGGTGCTCAGGACCACGGTCTGCTTTACCGGCGCAACCAAGTTGAAGGTCGTCTGTGCGTTCGGGATCGTGCCTGCATGGTACAGGGTCTCGGAATTGGTGTCCGTCGCCCAGACCAGCTTCGCGAAAACGCTGGGGTCGTATGACACCGGTAGGCCGGTCAGGGCCATGCCACCCTCGGTGACTTCAAAGCCCTCGGCACGAGGGGTTCCGGACTGTTGGCCGTCATTGCGGATGAAGGTCACGGCATATTGGTACCTGCCGGCCCGTAGGGTGCCTCCCATCGACGCGGCGTTGCCTTGGGCCATTGGGGTAGCCAAGCCCCACGTGCGTGCCTCTCCGGCCTGCACAACGCCCGTTTGGAGGCCGTTAGACCAGCCTACGTAGTTGCCCAGAACCGTGTATGAAATATCGCGGAGCGGGATAAGGTCGGTCCTGAGCGTGTCGAAGGTGAAGTCCGGGAAGACGCGGATAAGGTCAGTCCCGTTGCGGGAGGCGAGGCACATGCCGGCGCCGACGAACAGCGAACGAATGTCGCCTGACACCACTGGCGCACTGAATCCGGGACGAAGGGAGATTTCGAGGCTGTCGTCGATGTCCACGTTCGTAGCAACGACGAGGTCTTCGAGGCCAAGACGCTCAGCCGGGACCACATTGCGGAGCCCGGCGAATTCGCTGTGTTCATAGACACCCTCGTTTGGGTTAGTAATTGCCACGGTCCCACGCTCCGCGTACCCAGCCGCCGAAACGGAAGCGCGCTGGGCCAAGAGTCATTTTCATGAAGTCGTTACGGGCTTCTCTGCACTGGCGGTCGAATTCTTGAAGATAGCCAGCGCCGAGGCGGGCAGCAGCGGCATCCACGTTCGGAGTGGTCAGCGCCTTGCCGGCTGCGTACATGCAGAGCAGTTCGTGGTACTCAGCCTCGATCTCGCACACAGCAGCCGGATCAGACACAGTAAGCTGCACGATGGGCAAGTGAGACACGCGCATCTGCGCGACGAGACCGTTCTCCGTTATACTAGGAGTCGCGCGGAAACGTATAACCCGCGTCTGCACATCGACCGCGTACCAGTTGGGGCGACCCGGACTCTCGATGTACGGGGAGTTGATGTCGAAGAAGTCTTGGTTCGGGTAGGAGAACACGCGCGAAGTGATGTCTTCGAAGCTGATGTTGCGAAGGTGCAGATCGGAGTCGGAGAGATTCACCGACAGCACTCGGAGAACACGCGAATGCAGATCATAGTCCTTCACGCCGGTCGCCAGCGTCACACCTGTGAACGCGGCCTTTGCCACCGTGTATCGTGAGTTGAGACGCCACGTCTTGCGAGCGAACTCGTCGGCGCCCCTGTTGAGAAAAGTGACAAGAGATGAGTCCGAGAAAAGGTCATCGGGGACGCCGGCAAGCAATTCGGCGCGGTCGTCCAGATAAACTTTCGCGGTGTGTTCCAGCATCTCTTGCAGGTTCATGTTACACCTCGTTGCTGTTCAGGTCTTCAAATGTCTGCACGCGC